TTCCATGTTATGATACCTTGTTGCAGCCATAATGGTAAATATTCATATGCTTTTTGAAGTCTGCTCAATATCTCACGTGCAAGTGAACCTTTATTGGCAAGAATGGCTATTGAGTATTCTTCAATGAATAATGCACACCATAACATATAGCCAACTGTTGTAGTTGTTTTACCAACTTGGCGTGGCATTTTTGATATACAGAAACGATTTGCATGGAAATCTTGAACCATTTTTTCTTGAAATGGCCACATATCAAAAGGCACAAGACCCAAGTCAACATTGACAATCTTTACATATGTCTTAATAAAATAAGCTGGGTCTAAAGAACATTTGATAAATTCTTTGGTCTGTTCTTCGGTAAATGATAACTCAACACCTGCGCGTTTTAACCGCGCATTCCCCATGTAACCATCAATTTCCATTATTACTCTTTTATAATACTACGAAGCATCCATGCTTGTTTTTGATGAGCACCTAAAAGGTCTTGAAGGAAATTTGAAACTGCTGGTTCATCAGCATTTTCAGCAGCAACAATACCAGCACGAAGATGAATAATAAATGTATCATTATCTTGTTTTAAATTTCTCATCATTGTCAATGCATTTGGAACATTCAATTCTTCTTGAACGTCTGAAAGTTCTGAAAATCTTGTAAATGAACCCGGTGCATATGAATCTAACATTCTGATATGTTCAGCGATTAAATCTGTTTGTGCCCATACAGCACTATAAAATGTATTTAAAAAATCATGAAATTGTGGAAAATTAGAACCCTCAATGTTCCAATGATAATTGTGTGATTTCAAATATAGACCAAAATTTGTTGCTAAAATAACTTTCATCTGTTGAATTAATGTTTCCATTTATTTACTCTCTCTTATTTGTTTTAACAATTCGGCTGTTGAACCAATAAAAACTGCTTTATCCACATTAATATTTTTTGTGGATTCACTTTTTGGTTCAAGACTTTTTTTCGTTTTTTGCAATTCAAGCAAATCTTTATTCATGTCTGAAACAGTTTTTAAAAAATTAGCAGCTACTTCATATGCTCTTGGATGTTCAGACTCTTTAGCAACCTTTAAAATATCATCAAGTGCGGTATTGCTTTTTTCAATTATTGCTTTAATATTTGTTCTGGCAAAATTAGTATCATCTTCAATAACACTTGACGACACTTCTATTGGCAAATTTTTTTCATCATCAATAATTTCTGATTCTGATATAGGTTCAACATCTAATATATCAGATAAATTGTCATTTAATTTACTCATGTTAATGTATTTGGATACTCTGTTATATTTTCTGAAAAACCATATTCATCGTCAGGTAATGAATTTGATGGGTCTGGTGTTGTAACAATTGCAACAGATTTTACGGGTGATACATCTAAAGACGTAACTGTATATTTTGAGTTTGTTGCATCTCCTGTAATTATATCACCTACAGCTAATAATTTGTTCAAATCTTCGGCAATTAAAATACCCAAATTATTATTACTAAAATAATATAATGACCCGGTTACATTCCTATCATCAACGCGAATTGTTTCTGATTGAGCAAATGTTCCATTTCCATTTGCATAATCGACAAAAACTTTTTGTAATGTTTTTGTTTGCGTATCAATATATAAATTTGTATTTGCTTGAGTAATAATATCAGCATCGACAACAGCGGGCCAAATATATCCTTTGACTGTAAAATCTAAATTCCAAATAATCAGTCGGGTATTCATAAAATCACCCTCATATTCAATCTGACTATTTACTGAATTTAAAATTATGGGTAAATCATATTTTTGGTCCATTGTCGGTATAAAATCAACCGTCACATTAAAATCTGGTGTGAAAAATGGTAATATTTGTTCTAAAATTTGTGTGCCATCTTCAGTATTTCTAACATAAATCGAAAGCGAAAAATCAAAATTATATGGTGTTGGAACGTATTGTTTTTTAAAAGTGTTCGATGAAATAGCAAAATTTTGCATCGTTGATTGCTGTTTTCTGTTTGGGTCATATGCCAACGATGTCAATTCAAATGATATTCTGGGAACTGTTGTTGCAACTGATTTAGTTAATGTTGGGTCTGAAGTAATTCTTGTTAACCATTTTTCTTTTGCACCATATGCCAAAGGAACTTTAAATTTTTCTTTAGCAGTTAATCCATCATTAGTATATCTTACCAAATAGATATCATTAAAAATTGTTCCAAATGCAACAACAACTTTTCTAATCGTTCTATTATAAAAATGCGTTTTTTTTAACATTAAGGTTCACCGAAAGGATTTATTTCTGTAAAGTCTAGTATAGAATTAGCTTCACTTTGAATTCTTGTATTATCGACAATATCTTCAAATGCATTATTATCATTTGCAGTATCATCTATTCCACCACCATCTACCGAATAAACAGCATTACTTGTATTGCCATATATGTTAGTTGCATTTGCAAAAGTTCCTTGCACCGAATAAATTGTAAGATTTTTCGTTGATGGTGTCCAAGAATAAACATAACCTCGTGCTGATGCATTTGCTAAAGTTAAATCTGCGCTTTGGAATACTATTTCATCATTAGCATAATTACCTGTTCCAGAATCCATTATTATTTGTGTTCTCTTGTATTCGTCACGAATTTGGTCATCGATTTCAGAGATACCAGTAGAAATAATTTCTTCCGAAAATACATATTGTTTTAATTTCAAAGCATACACATATACATTTGCATCTCTGCCTCGTCCTAATGTATAAAACATTGCTTGATTATTTTCATGCTCGACAAATGTTATTTCTAAAAAGTTTTGAATCAGGGGTATATAAATTAAATCACCCTCACGTGGTCTTAAAAGATTTGAAGCAGATGTTGCATATTTAAATCTACGACGAGATACTAGAAGTGTCATTTCATCACGAATTTCTAGACCAAATTTGGATACAAAATCTCCTTCACCTTCCATACCAGTGACATCTTCAAGATACATTTCTATTGGGTATGCTTTTGTATATGTTTTTAGAGTATCTTCACCGTATATGTAATCTATTTGGTCACGACTTTCCCTCGGTAAATAAAAAACATCCATGCCGTAAAATTGCATCGCTTCAATAACCAAATCTTCAACTAAAAGTTGTTCATTTGTTATTTGATTTGCGGGAAAATTGTTTATGTATAAATTTGTTGGCATTTAATCAACCCATGTAAAATTCACCGGGTAAAACGTTCATACTCTGCATTTCTTCTTCAACTTTTTGTATTTCAGCATCAGCTTCGTCCCAAATCTCTTTACCATTCAATACAACACCACCGGGCATTTGAATATTACCAAACTTTTTAAGATTTTCACCCCATTGTTTTTTAATCTTTGCTGTTGCATATTGTTTCAAAAATCTATCATTCCAAACATCAGAAACGCCAGCTTTTTGCATACTAACATTTGACACATTTGCCGAAACAACATTTGAAAGAACTATTTCTGTGGGTGAATTGATGTATCTAACTTGAACATTTTGACCGTCGGATAAAGTAATAAAATCATTTTCTACTAATTCTTGGTCAAATTTAGTTCCAGTTCCAGTTGCAGTATTTGATGAAGTGTTTGAAGTTATGGTACCAGTTAATTCTATAACATCAGGATTTAGTTTACGATAACATTCAACTATAACATAACGATTTGATTCTGGGTCTCTAGTCCAATCAATATCAAGAAATAGTTTATTTTGATGACGATTAAATCTGAATTGTGGTGTACCAGAAAATAATAGATTTAATGTGCGAATGTGTTGCATCGTGATTTCATAAGAAACATATGAAACCGATGTAAAGTCATACAAATCATGTAAACGCAACTGATAACGCAAGTCAAACATATTGATTGATGAATTAGAATCGTCAAAGGGTAAAACACCAGTAACAAAAATTACTGGGTCTGGCACATAAATCCAACGACGGTCAATATCCGCTTGCGTAAATTTATGCTTCATATAGATTTTTTCGCAACCATCAAAATGATAGTCATGAAAAAATGCTAAAGCATCGTCAATTCTATCTTCTACCTGGTCATCATCAACATTGATTTGAACAACTGGATGACCTAAACGACGCAAACAGTAGTCTTTAAATTCTTTTCTTGTGGTTGGGATAGCCATCAAAACCTCTTATTTCGTAAGTAATCACACTATTTAGTCTAATTGATTTTGATGATTAAGTGCTATAACTATTATATGAATCTGATGGATTTAAAATTGTCCAATCATTTGAAGGGTCTGTAGAAATGTATAATCTTTTTACAGGGTCAAAAACTAAAACAGTAGCTATAGCAGTATTTGAACCCCATAAAGTTAAGTCTGTTGAAACTATAGTGTTTGCTAATGCTGCCATTTTTAACTCGTTTTCATTATAATACCAAATTTCGTGCAAACGTTGAAGAATGTATAAGAATCTCCATTTACATCAACTGTATCACCTGATGTTCCTATTGCACCAGCAGTAACGTATATAGAAACTATACCTGTAACATATTGTGTTGGTAAACCTGGAACCATATAAAAAATCGGTGTTATTGTATATTTTCCACCACCTGTTGATGAAATAGTATTTTTTCTTATTGCTGTGCTAACAATATTAGTTTGTGTAAAATATGGAGGACCATTTGAAACGCCGCTTATACTAACATCATATACACCATAATTTGTTCCAGCTATAGGGTCAGTGTAATTTACGATATTCCAGTTACCACAACCTGTAACAGGAATATTTGATGCTGTAGATGTAGGAGTTAAAAGACCTGTTCCACCTCTACATAGTCCATCATACTGAGCAAATGTCACGAAAGGTGCTGTTCCATAAAAAGTATGTGCGTCTGTTTGACTAGATTCCCATACAGCCTGCATACCTCTTGCTTCTTCAACAATAGTTATACCTCTTGCATTTGCTATTAAATGTAATGTAACTGAAGCATTTACAAGAGATGAAGCAAATGGTATATAACTGGCACCACCTAATGTAGAACTGGTACCATTATAATAATAACGTGCTGTTTCATTTGTAACTGCACCAGTTGAATTTGCAGATTGCGCGCCTGTTAATGTTATGCCATTACTAGTTGTATTATTTGCATAATTTCCTGGATTTAAAACAACATATTTTAATGTGCTGCTATTTAAACAAGGCGCAGAAAAACATAAATTCCAAGAATTTGCATCAGGCCATGATACCGAAGAAGATATTGTGGGTTGGTCGGCTGCTCTATTACCACCAACATAGGTCCAACCCGCAGGTGTAGTATCTATAATTGCTGAAGATGATGTGCTAAATGATGATAAATTACTTACGCTCGGATTGCTTGAAGTGATTAATCTTCCTATATCACGAATTGCACCTATTGCACTAATATTTGCATTACCTACAACTAATTTTGCATACATGGTTAGTTTCCTGTTGGTTCAAAAAATATTGTTATTCTACTATCGTTTAATTTTTGAATATCAATTTCCGATTGACAAACAAAATATATGATATCATTGTCTGTTAAAGTATTGAACGATATCAGATTTGAATGTAATATAGATTCCAATTCTTTAAATTTCCCATCAAATTTATATATTTTGTTTAATTTAAAATAATTTTTAATTTCTTCTTCTATCATCTGATTAACCTAAGTAGTAATTATATGTTACCGATAAACCAATGCCTGTAGCACTTGAACCGACTTGCGACACATCATAATATAAAGTATCATTTGGTGCAGTCAAATTTATTGATACTGTCGTTTGCTGCACTAATGCACTAACTGCCAATGTTATAGTAGCCACCGTTGTTGCATTGGTATATGTTGTGCCCTTTTTTATAAGAACAATTATGGGTTTACCT